CGCGTGAAAGGCTTGTTAGCTCGTTACCAGATAAGCGGCCTGATACTTGCTGAATAAGAGATTCAATAGCTTGCGCCGCCTGTTGCTCACGGCCAGCCGCGTACATCTGCACAAATACTTGGTGGCGTGTTGCCGCGTCAATTAAAGCGATATTGCTTGACATTAAATCAGAGGGTTAGCCGTTCCACGTTCTTCTTTAACCATCTCTAGAGTACGCATAGGGTCTACAACGCCTGCACTCTTTAAACGGTCGAATATGTCAGCCTCGCCAATAATATCTCGGTCTAGCAGCGTGACCATGGACATAATCAATTGCGGGTCTACCGACTTGTCGTAAAACTCGTTGTTGATTTTAAAGCGTACATCGTCATTTACTGGCACACCCATAAACTCAGCTACCCAGTTAACGCATACCTCTAGAGCCTCGGACAGGTTGCCAACCAAGTCGCCTAGCACTGAATTCTCAGAGGCAAAGCGTATACGCGCACCTTCTGCCGTCTCGTTGCCCGTGCGGTCAGTAATGATTCGCGCACCAATAGCAACCATCGCAAGCTCTTTAGACTTCATGGCCTCCATCACCAATTGATTAGGGTTTGCTTGTAGCAACGTGGCTGAACCTGTATCGCCCAGCACATGACCGGAGCGTGAGCCTAGCTTAATTCCTTGCGGGTTGTACTGCTGCCACTGCTCCATGCTTAGGCTATGCGTAATGAATAGGCTTGGCTGGCCAACAATGAAGCACGACTCCTCGTAATCGGCGCTGTTGCGGTAGTGCGCCAGGTTAACGTCGGCAATGTCAGCTAAGGGCGCTTCGTCAATCGTTGCGTCGTTGTTCTTAGCGCCTACAAATTGAAATGGAATTTCCCTCCAGCGTGAGCCGTCAGCCTTTGTCGGGTACGTTTCCTCGCTGTAAGCCTCATCTTCGCGGTATAGCTGCGTGGTGTATCCGTCCTCACGTAAACGTAACACGCGGTATTGCGGTTTTGTTGTGTGGTCAAACTCGTCACGCTGTGCGCTGTAGTTCTCAGCCAACACCACTTGCACTAGCAGGCGACGACCGTTCATGCTCTCAGTGCGCCAGTTAATTACCTGCTCTGCGCTATAGGGAATAATGCTGGCCTGTAGGTTTAGCATTGCTACTTGTTCCGCGCTTAAACCTTCATCGGCACTTGGGTAGTCCACTAAGAAAGCCGTGCGGCCTGTTTCTAGCAGGTTAGACAACTCGTCTTTAGCTAACTGCACTAATGACAAGCCGTCGCCTGTAGCGTCGTTCAGCAAGTAGCCCATTAAATCTGGCACTACAAAATCAGGTTGTTTACGGAAAGCCGCACCAATTAGCGCGTTTTTTGTTCGGCCTGTAAAGTTGGTATATACCGCCCGCTTGATATATTGACGGTAGCGGATTGTCTCCGTGCCCTTTGATTCCTCGCCCGATTCGTTATCAGGAACAGGCAAATAGGCGTGCTTTTTCTCTTTAACAGCCCGCGAACCTTTTACAGCGTCACGTGTGCGCGTCCAAACAGGTGCGTATTTAGCATACTCAGGGTGTTGCGTGCTTACTGTCATATTGTGTCCTTTATGCGTATTTTACGCACTTTACATAGCAAAGCCAAAGCTGACGTTGGCCACGGGCCGAATGATGGGCATTTCAAATGCTATCGGGTAAGTCGTTGCATCATTTTGGTGGTCGTTGCCGCTTGTCTTGTCAGGCTCGCCATTTTTGTAAACCTGCTGCTCTAAACTTTGTGCAACAGTAGGGCAAGCCTTGGTGCTAATAAATATCCGGCCACCCTCTAATGCCGCGTTCGTAGCCATGATTCTATCCCTAACGCTTGGGTTTTTGCTATTTACCCTAACAGTGAATCCGGCAGACTCTAACAAGGATATATCAGACAACGAGGCGTTAACCGTCTTGCGAGCCTTTCCGCTTGCGTCTGGGTATATGTAAATCTTGTGGCCGTCGTAACGCTCTTTAATGATTCGTATCATCTCTGGCGTATCGTACATGTTGACCAACTCATCCACAGCGTGCCATTGGCTGCCACCGTCTCTGCGTACATACACGGTAGCCGCTTGCTTGGTTACGTTAAAGTCACAACCGATAAACAATGGTTCCGCTCCCTTTTCGTCTTTGCGTATAACCTCGTTTGTATTATGTGCCGTGCGGTTATAGCTGGCGTAGACTGTGCCACTGTTTAAGTTCACAAAGCTGCCGTCTAAGTACGCGGCTAACAAGTGCTCAGGATAGATTTCTCTCAGACCGCTAATGTAATCGGGCGGTAGGTGCGGGTTAGACTCGGTTGGCGCTTGGATTATTTGGTAATCAGGCTTTGGCGTCTTCTTCCATGTCTCATATACGAACCTAAACCCCTCTGGCGTAGTCGTAACCCCTATTGTATTCGTCTCACCGCTTTGCTTCTTTTGCCGGTTACGGGCTAGGATTTGCCGCCACACGTAAGCTGCGTCATCTTTCTTTAGCGTGTCCAGCTCGTCTACATCAGCGTCTGCGTGTTCATAGCCCACAATCCGGCTTGGGTTGTCCATAGAGCGAAAGTAGATATACCCGTACCCGTGTATGTCAATGTAGTTGCTAGGCGACTTTATCAACGTGTAAGCAATGCCTAGTTCGTTCAGCGTTGCCTCAAACCTTGGGAAAGCAATCATGCGGATTAAGTCATAGGTCGGCTCGTAGAAACCTCTATTGCATCCAGGGTTACGCAACAAACCCAATATTGACCGCAAAACAGCCGCTTCAGTCTTACCTGCTCCAAACCCAGCAACAAACGCGGGAAATCGCTTTGTCGCTGTAATGTATTCGTGCTGTGGTCTAGTTGGGTTTATTGTCGCCACTTGGTGTTATATAGTTGATGTTAACCGTTGGGCGCGTGTCTGTTTGCTCTTTATCCTCTTTCCAGCCTGCTTGCGTCTTTAAGTAAAAGATAGCCGCCGATATGTTACCTGCCTGCGCTTGACCAATAAGGTTCTTGGCGACATTACCAATAGCTTTGGCCTTTCCTCTTTTATACGCGTCAAAAACCTCGGGCTGCCGGCTCTCTACTTCGCGCAAGGTTGTCTCGCTAATGCTGAAGTAATCAGCCATTTGCCCTTTAGACAATACAGCGGCAAGCGCTTCTACCTGCGCCACCTGTGTGGTATCAAACACTACTATTGGGCGTCCTCCACCATCACCTTGGTTTCCTATCTTAGCCATTAGCAACCCCTGTAAACACCTCTCCAGTCACTTCGTGAACAGCCTGCTTGCCGGTAAACTCTTGCCAGCGCTTGACTATGACATCACGGTATTTTGGGTCGAGTTCCATAACCCGAGAAAACCGACCATTCTTTTCAGCAGCAATTAAGGTTGTCCCGCTTCCACCAAAACTATCAAGCACAATGTCACCGCCCTTGGTGTTGTTGAGCAACTGGTACTCGAACAGCGCCACGGGCTTCATGGTTGGATGCTCACCGTTACGGGTTGGTCTGTCAAACTCAAGGATGGTTGTTTGTTTTCGGTCGGCAGCCCAAAGGTGGCCAGCGCCCTCTTTCCAACCGTACAAGCAAGGTTCATGCCTCCAGTGGTAGTCCTGCCGCCCCATGACAAGCGATGACTTTTTCCAAATCAAACACTGTCGAACCTTCCACGCAGCGTCTTGGCAAGCGCCTCGGAAGTTGTAACCCTCTGAATCGGCGTGCCAGATATAAAACACTGCGCCAGCCTTCATCACCGTGTCAGCGGTCACACAGGCATCGCGCAGGAATGTGCGAAAGTCCTCGTCGGCCATGCTGTCGTTTTGAATCTTGAGCGCGTCCTTGGTCTTACCTTCATACGCCACGTTGTAGGGCGGGTCTGTCAGCCACATATCAACCAACTGGCCACTGGTTAACTTGTCCATATCGTTTTGACTGCATGAATCACCGCACATCAGCCTGTGGTTACCAAGTATCCAAACATCGCCCTCAACGGTTACGGGCGTTTCTGGAGCTTCTGGGACGTCATCCTCATCGGTTAACCCATCTACCTGTTCAGGCTCCAATAGGTTTGCCAACTCGTCAGCGTCAAAACCGATTAAAGACAAATCAAAGTCAAGGTCTTTTAACTCTGTTAATTCAACTTTAAGCATTTCATCATCCCACCCAGCGTTTAACGCTAGTTTGTTGTCGGCAATGATGTAGGCTTTCTTTTGCGCTTCAGTAAGGTTTGTCAGCCGTATGCATGGCACTTCATCCAACCCTAGCTTACGCGCGGCCATAGTGCGTCCGTGGCCAGCAATGATGCCGCCGTCTGCGTCTATCAATATAGGGTTTGTGAATCCGAACTCGCGTATGCTTGCGGCTATCTGTGCGACTTGCGCGTCTGAGTGCGTGCGACTGTTCCGCGCGTAGGGAATCAGCGCCTCAATGGAGACTTGTTCGATTTGCTGTTTTGCCATTTTGACCCACAAGGTAAAAATTTGCACTTACGGACTCAACCCACAAGGTTACGCCCAAGCGAAGCTATCTTATCACCATTTAACTTTGTCCGCCCAATATGCTGCGCTCATTTTGCCCTTCGCAATATTGTCAGCGTGCCTAGCCTTAAACGACGCGCGCCTTGCCTGGTCCGCTTTTGACTCACCTTCCCGCTTGGGTGACCCGCTTACGCCCTGCTGACCAAAGCGGATTAGCTTCACATCGCTGCCAGACTTTGCCAACACCGCATGGCTTTTCTCTGGATGGCTTGGCGTGCGCTTTGGCTCGTTGTACCCTTTAAACGTTTCTTTGCCTCGTTTGATGGTTGCCATTGTGTTTACCTAAAAAAAGACCACTGCGTTAGTGGTCTAAAGTCGCTACAAACGACTAGGAGAAAGAGCATTCATTGTAACCTCTCTTTGAGCAATCGCCTGGCTTCTGCGTTGTAGTGCCTGGCAATCTCAACCAGCCCTTCTTTTGTGTACTTCCTCAGCGTGCTGTCAGATTCGAGTAAGTTAAGTTGATGCTCACCAATCCGCTGTAAAAGTCGCTTGCGATACTCAACAACGTTCCCGCCAAGCCAGTTATTGCAATGCTTGCATTGTCCGTGCACATTGTCCTCAACAAACCGCATGTGCGGCGCTGAACCAACCGACCTGTAATGTCCTGCGTCATAAGTGTTTGGCGCGTCTCCTAGGGGCTTGTCACACGATATGCACGGCTTGCCTGTATCTCTGGCTCGGACGTACGAATTAAACGCAGCCTGCGCCTTCTTGACCAACTGCGGCTTGGTTTGCAGTGCATCCAGCTTTAATTTTGTTACTTGCTTGTCTTTTTTGACTTTAACCGCTTTGACTAACTGCACAGCACACGCTGGGCTACAGCAAGTTTGTAGCGGCCTGGCTGGTTGAAACGTATCTTTGCATACCTTGCACTTCTTTGTTTTCATTCGCCCACCTCAAAACCTTTGTCTGTTGCCCAGCAAATGAGCCACTCTGTGAACTCGCTTGCGTCTGATTTATTAAATTTGCGCGACTGTAGACCTAGTTGAACCACCCTTTGGCCATCTAAGCTCGGCGCTACCTTACCTGCTGACCTGCCAGTCTCGCTTGCCCACTGGTCAATCAAGAAACGCTTCCAGCTTTCGCCATCCCACTTAGCACCTGCGTGCTCAGCCTGCTTTGCAATCTGGCCAATAATTGCGTGGTACATCTCATTTTGTGGCTGGCTGCGAGTCTCGCTTGTGACTTCCAAAGTAAATTTCTTACCCTTTATCAGATGAGGCTTCATCTTTTGATAGATGTCCGTTACAGCAGTGTGTGCCTGTTGCGTATTGTGTAGCGTTATTTTCATTTTCTGTTCTTCTCCAATGTCATTAGCGCCCTAATATCATCCGCGTACTTTTGACCATATTTTTTTGCCAAATTATCCATCACACCCCTAAACCACTGTGGCGCTTTTCCAGCTTGCCACTTGTAGCTGTACACTAACTCACGAGCCAAACCCTCATTAGCGGCCTGTTGCGACCTTTTAGACTCAATGCTTTGTTGCAATCGGCGCTCGGCTTGCTCTTTCTTTGTGCCCCAGGGGATTAAAGACAACGCTTTTGCTTTTCTGTAAGTTTTGAATTTACTTTTAGTTGATGAACATTTTGAATTCCATCACCGTTTAAATTCTTTGACCTAGCTTTACCGCCGACAGTTCCAGCTCTGGAACGTCTAAAACTGGTGTCATAGCTAATAATACTTTTTCCAATAAACATTGTAAAAGCATTTGGTATTGGTTCTTTTTTCATATAGCAAGCCATAAGTTGAGTGTAATTAATCCGCAAGTGACAAGCCCTACTGCAAACAGAATTACAGCCACAACCGATAGTTTTACTAAAACATTGCGCCAGCGCTGTGGGCTTTGATGTTGATAATTAATGTATGGCTCTGCGTCAATTGGTATTTGACTTGCCCTAACTCGGCGTTGTAGCCAAGCATTTGTTCTTCTAATTTCTTTTTCTGCGCTCATTTCTTTCTCCTAGGGTATTTATAAAAAACGTGAAAACCAATTACCTCTGTCATTTCCAACCGGCTCGCCCAACGAGGGTGGACAGCTAGTGTGTGGTAGTGCGTTGACCTTCGCGTGTTGTCCTTTAACCTGCCTGAGATTGCCCTGGACACTACCCGTTGCACCTTCTGCGTGTACGCCACCAACCTTGGGTTCCGCGCTCTGTAATCGTTAGCCCAACTAAACTGCTTTTTTTGATACACAACTTTGCAGATTGAGTTTGGCCAGCGCTTACTTGCGACCCTGTTTAAGACCACCGAGGCCACAGCTCTGATGCCAGCCAGGCTCTCTCCCCTTGCCTCATAGTGCAAATTATCAGCCAGACACTTGGCCTGTGGCGAGTACGGCACAGCCAATGCCGATGCCGGCAGCATCAACACGGCCAGTAGTAGCTTAAACACTACCCCTTGCCCTGATTGCTTTTGCCGCCTCGTCTGCCAGTAGTTTGGCTGGAGATTGGTCGTGCAAGAAACTGCCACCTTCCAATAACTTGGCACATGCGGCACGCTCTGCCTCCACTGCCCCTTTGATGCGCGTGAGCCACAACGAGGCGTGTGTGTAGCTGTAGTCGTCCCTGACAAGTTTGGCAAAGCGTTCAAGGGTTGAAGCGACTCCCCACACATCATCGGGGCCATCTCTTGACGGGCCAACCGTAAATCCAGCCTCACGCGCCATTGCAATAACTTCTTCTCTGGTCATGTCCTCATCTCCCGCTCGATGGCCAAGAGTCTCTGCTCAGCCTGTTTCAGTAGCCACAGCACATCAGGCCCATTTGCTCGGGTGCTTGCAAAATACAATGAGCCGTCAGCTTCGTAGCCCACGACCACCACCTCGTTCAGCTTGCCCACTGCTCCAGTCAATACCGCGTCTGGGTCAATGTCAAGGCGGGACTCGCCTTCATTAAGGCCAATGGGGAAGTCGATTAGCTTAGCCATTGTTCTTCTCCTGTAGTTTTGCTTCAATGGCGCGGGCAATACTATGGTACAGAGTTTTGTTTGCTGCATGGTACGTAGCGATAGCGGGAAAAACCTGCTCAACTTCCTCATCCGTCAGTCCAACCCAAGGCTTATGTCTGTATTGATTCATGTTGTGATCGCCGCTCATGTGTTACTCCTTGCACGTATAGCTTGGGCACACCAAGTCGCCAGCACATCCTCGCCCCCGTATTCAGCGTCAATGTCGTCACACACCTTTGCACACGCCTCACGCTCCCCATTCACTGCTTTGTCAATCTGCTTGAGCCAAAACTCGGAGTGCTTGTTGCTGTAGTCGCTCCTGACGAGTTTGGCAAAATGCTCCAAGTCCTCAATAGCCAAGCTGTGTTCTGTTAGATTCATGTAGCATTGAAGCTCCGCCTTTTTTGCCATGCGAATAATGTCATCGCGGGTCATGTGTTTTTCTCCTTTAGTTTGTCCTCAATAGCGTGCCATGTTCTTACTGCCTCGTTTGACCAGCAATCAGCAGCTTCTTCTTTCGTTAGCCCAACCCACTCACGTTTTGGCTGGTGAAGCATTGGCTCTGTAGTGATGTGGTTGTGCCCGTTGGCGTCCGTGACAATTCGCTCAGTCATGTGTTTCTCCTATTCCACCAAAGTAACGAAGATTGTTTTGCCTCATCGGAAATACTAATAGTTCCCTTCCTCTTTGTCCATTTTTCATCGTCAAATTTGGGCGAACTACACCCGCAGACGCATGAAATATAGTATTTGCCAGGGTAATATCCACATGAACCATCCTTATGTTTTATTTCTGGCTGATTCCCATCAAATGGACATGGCTTCATAACTTCTAAATTAGTCATTTTGATTTCTCCTTGTCATTTATAACTTTTGCCTTCTTTGACCTCAGTACATCGCGAACAATACGCTGCGACCTGTCTAACTCACCCACCGTCACGATTTCTAATTGCTCGTCGTGTAATTGCATTGCCTCGTCCAATGTTTGCATCTCAACAGCCTTCAAGATGTAGTGGTCTGTCGTCATACCGCGTTTGCAGACCTCCAGAAGGGCGTCTAAGCCGTTTTTTGCAACAAAAGCATACTCAGTACCAAACCCCATCAGAACAAGCGCCTCGCACGTGTTTAGAGCGCTTATCAGTACATCCAGCTCTTTTCGTCTTGCCTCACCTTTGACAAGCATTGCCAGAGCATTGTGGTTCTTCAACTTGAGGGTCAGCAGAGAGCCTTCATGTTTTGCAACTGGTGTAATGCTTTCAATCACAAAAGCCAAAGGGTTGATTAACACGGGCTTGGGTTTGTATTTGGTTTGTTTTTTCATACTGTTCCTCTGTAAGCTCACTAACAATGTACAACGCTTGGTTGATTATGAATACAGGGTAATCCCTACCTTCACGCACCAAATCAAGTATTTTTCTTGCTGTGCAGTAGTTCATTGCAGAGCCTCTTTAGCAAAGCGTATGCTTGTCGGGTTTGTCTTTTCGCCGTCAGCGTGTCGTTGCAATATTTTCTTTGCCCAAGCCTTGTTGTCAACCTTTGAAGCCTTGGAAACTGATTGCTTGAGGTCTTGCAACTTTGACAGCTCACGAGCCAAACGCTCTGGGTCTGCTTTTGGCTCTGGCAACCTTGGTGCTTCAGGTGCAGGTGAACGTCGGCACAGGTTTCTAAACTCAATGATGTT